CATGACTGTCCTCTATTGGATTTCGTTTTTTCTTGGAGGCTTTTTCTTCGTTATAACTGATTCTTACTTAACTGAATTATTTATAATGATAATTGGTTTTGCTATATACCCTGTACTTGGTATTATATGCTTTTGTCTTATTTGTGTTAAGTCTAAAATTCGGAATGTACTAAATCTTGGAAAAGAACCCATGTTTTCTGTCCGTCAAATTGTTGCTTTAGGATTAACTGTTTTAGCCCTTATAATGTATCAATTGAGAGACAAGGTTCCTTATAAAACCTCTTATGTCCCTCGAGAGAATATGACTCCTAAACAGAGATATATTGATGATATTAAAAACAAAAGATTTCAAACAAAAGGAGCTTATAGCCCTGATGAAGCTTATAATCGACGTAGAATGGCTGCAACTGTTCGAAATGATTATGCTGAATCTCCTTCTTGGGTTAGAGTTTTAGTTGGTTTTATGTCTTTAGTTATGATACCAGTTTTTATTTTTTATTCAAGTAAAGCTGATGTCTTATCAAAAAGGGTTAAGGATATGTGTGAACATATAACTAATGTTCCTATGTTTTTTCGTTCTGTTAGGGATATGCTTAATTATGTAGATCCTGGTGGTGACCACACTAAACTTGATGAAATGGCTTCTGATGCTAGCAAACTTATTGGACAATTTCCTGTTGCCACTAATTACAATCATGTTAGTGATCCAACAAAATATTCTAATTTTGTTCGCCCTGATGATCCCTCTAAATTAAGTGATAAAATTATTTTGGAATCTGCAAAGAAAACACCTTTGAATCAAGATGAAATAATAACTGATGTTCCCAATCAATTAGGTTCAGCTAAAGTTAATACGAAAGTTGAAATTGGCAATCTTATACATACTAGTCAGAAGAGAAGTGTTGAAGGCATTGACTGTGAAGTTGATGTTATGAACAATTTTCGACTACCAGTTAAAGAACATACTTATATTAAAAATGAGCATGGTGTTTGTGAATGTTGGGCAGGCTACGATGAAGTTTGTCCTTCTGGAGAAATGATTAAACAACAAATCATGCTCCATCATTCTGGCTATGAGTTATTTTTAATTTTTAACTGTGTTGATTGTTATAAAACCTTTTCTTGTCATTATAATGGAAAAACTATGTTTATAACTGAGTTTATTTATTGTCTATTTGATGAAAAAATTGGTATATCTCAATATTTTCCAAACTGTTTTGATTTATCTGGCTATCCTTATTCTACAATGTATAATGTTGTAAGAGAATTAGATGAGGAGGATTTTGATATTACTAAGAGGGTCAAACCATCTAATGCTAAACTAATGAAATCTTATTTTAAGTGGAAAGCTGATAAAATGGCAAAGAAACTTAATTATGCTTCCAACGATTTAAAAGTTTGGCCTTTGGCTATTCCAGTTCAGACTGATAAAAAGAAATTTTTTGAAGATTTTGAAACCAGTTGTCTTAATGCACCAAAAAACTTTAATTTTGAAAATCGTGGTATTTTGGAAGGTAATGTTTTTGGTAATCAGTTTCCTAAGATTGAGGAAGAAAGTAAAATTGAGGAGAAAAACAATGAAG